GCAGGGGACACACTATGGCCATCGCGAAACCCATGACGCCGTCGGACATCGAGCTCGAAGACCCTGAGCTGGACCTTGAAGTCATGGTTGCCTCCGATGCCGAGGACGCCGAGATAGAGATCGATCCCACTACGGGGGAAGTCACGGTCGATTTCGGTGACGGAGAGGACGATGAGGAAGACGACCTCCCAGAAGAGTTTGGTGACAACCTCGCCGAGAACATGGAGAAGACTGACCTCGACTCCCTAGCGTCTGACCTGATCGAGTCATTCACTGCCGACCGTGAGAGCCGCAGAGACTGGGCCATGGCCTATATCAAGGGTCTGGACCTGCTGGGTATGCGCATCGAGGACCGCTCACAGCCGTGGGAAGGTGCGTCTGGTGTGTTCCACCCCATGCTGACCGAGGCCGTGGTGCGGTTCCAAGCACAGGCTATGGGCGAGCTCTACCCTGCATCGGGCCCTGTACGTACAAAGATCGCCGGAAAACTGACGCCCGAGAAGGCCAAGCAGGCCGAGCGCGTTCAGAATGAGCTCAACTACATCATCACCGAAGAGATGCCCGAGTACCGGGACGAGCTCGAACAGATGCTGTTCCGCCTGCCGCTGGCAGGCTCTTCGTTCAAGAAAATCTACTACGATCCGATCCTTGAGCGCCCGGTGTCGGTGTTCGTGCCCGCCGAAGACTTCGTCGTGTCCTACGGTGCGTCTAACCTGCAGGCCTCGCCGCGCTACACGCATGTGATGAAGAAGACCGAGAACGAGGTCCTCGCACTGCAGGTCGTAGGCTTCTACCGCGATGTGGAACTGCCCGCACCGGAGAAGGAAATCTCTGATATTGAAGAGAAATACAACGAGATGTCGGGTGAAGACCCGTCGTCTGACGACGATGACCGACGGACTATCCTTGAGATGCACGTCGATCTGGACCTGCCCGAGCCATACGAAGACGAGAACGGTGTAGCTAGACCCTACGTCGTTACCATCGACAAAAGTTCTCGTGAGGTTCTAGCCATCCGGCACAACTGGAAGGAAGAGGATAAGCGGAAGCGGAAGGTGATGCACTTCGTGCACTATCCGTATCTCCCGGGTATGGGCTTCTACGGCACGGGCCTGATCCACCTGATCGGTGGCCTCGCCAAGTCGGCTACGTCTATTCTTCGTCAGCTGATCGACGCGGGTACGCTGTCGAACCTGCCTGCTGGTCTGAAGGCCAAGAGCCTGCGTATCAAGGGGGACAACACTCCTCTTATGCCGGGTGAGTGGCGCGATGCCGATGTGGCCGGGGGTACGCTGCGCGAGAGCCTGTTCCCGATGCCATACAAGGAGCCGAGCGGCGTCCTGTACCAGCTGCTT